GACTACTCAAGTGAGTACCAACATCGAGGCGAAACGCAAAAGCTGGTTGCCAAGATTCGTCACTCTAAAGTGACTCGTCAAGGCGTCGTGTATGATCGTCATAACGTCGAAGTGACGCAAACGATCTACGCTACAGCTGTAGCGCCAGCAATCGTGCGAATGGGATATGTCGTTTTCGAAAATCTCGAAAGCGATCTTCTCGGCCGCGCACCGCTGGGCGCAATTGCGAACTGGCTTTTGGCCAGTTCTAGCGCTAATGCCATCGCGTTGACAATCTGGGAGTCCTAAGGACTCTAGATTGTTCATCCTAACGCCGTGAGAGGCGTCGTCACCTGCATGTCATGCGACAATTTGTAAGGATTTCCCTACTATGTCTAAAAGGCATGCTGAGCTCACGCGAGTGCTTGAGGCAATCTTCCAAGATTGCTCACAAGCTATTCCCGCGATTCGTAGTGAGTTGGAGAGAGATCTCCTAAAGCTACGCACCTTCGTTGTTAACCGTGGAATACGATTCATAACCGTAGACCTGGCTAACCTAGCGAAATCCCTTCACAGGGGGCTTGCTAGTGGAACGTACAAACTGGAAGGTTTACCGGGGCAAGCCCCAGTATCGTCCAGGGTACAAATCCCTAAGTTTCTTAGGGGACTGTACTTACGTATTTTTGATGAAGGTGGTTGTTTACTTGACGATCCTGACATCGAAGCTATTTTCTTCTTAAGACAGATTTTACTGTTTGGGAAGAAGTATCAGCACGACGTCTCAAAATCTCTCGAGCGTAAAGCTCTTAAGGATTTCAAAGACATCGAGTTGGGGCTTGCCAGTTATGAACTGTACAGCCCGGCTACGTCTCTCTATGGCAACTTTAACAATTTTGTAAAAGGAGCTTCTAGTGAAGACACTCTTGATGAACTGCAATACGCAGTTAGGATTGTGGGCATCATTTTTGATGACCTGTCTTGTACTCTTGGTCACTATGACCCTGAGTGCTGGACCAGTAAACACGGTCCAGGCGTTTGTTCCGACTCTGGGCGCTTCGAAGACAAGTATGTCTTCAAGCATTGGACCCAGAGACTCGAAACTTTCTACTACTTCGCCGATCATGCATTCCATAATTGGAGTGCCTGGGCAAGCGAAGCTGCCGGACGAGATGATCCCTACGAGGTTTTACCCTCCAGGATCTATATCGTCCCGAAGTCAGCTACTTCAGCGCGAACAATTTGCGCCGAACCAGCAGGCAACATGTGGTGTCAACAAAATTTGTTGTCATTCTTCGTCTCAAGAACTGCTAAAAGTTGGATCGGGAGGTACTTATCGTTCAACGATCAAGTACCGAACCAGATCATGGCTCAGGCCGGTTCGAGGACGTCTAACCTATCGACAGTCGACTTATCATCGGCATCCGACAGGGTCACATGCGGACACGTTTCTTCCCTCTTTCGGTCAAACCGTAGAGTTCTAGAAGCATGTCAGGCTAGTAGAAGCCCATTGTCGCTTACTCCAGAGGGGGAATCCATACCTCTCAAAAAGTATGCTTCGATGGGTAACGCTACGATCTTCCCTATCCAATCTTTCTTCTTCTTATGTTGCTGCCTCGCGGCAGTAACCGCTAAAAGAAGAATTGGCCTTGGTTCCAAACCTTGGCGACGATTCGAAAAGGAGATCCGTGTCTTTGGAGACGACATCGTCGTCCCCTCTGACAGCGGGCCCCTTTTGTGTTCCTTACTGGAGTCTTTTGGACTCAAGGTAAACCATGATAAGTCTTATCTAACAGGATTCTTCCGAGAATCTTGCGGTAAGGATTATTACCACGGTTGGGACGTAAGTCCCGTATACCTTAAAGAAGGATACAACAAAAGGAAACCGAAATCGGTGGCTTCTTACGTCAATTTGCACAACAATCTTCTGAAGAGAGGACTGTTCAATGCAGCTCGCGAAGTCGCCGCGCTTCTCCCACACAGGGTAACCTGTTACCGAGAACCAATAGATTCTGGGAACTTTGGACTATGGTCTTATGTAAGAGCTAGCGATCGTCGTAAAAGACGATTCAATAGCGCCCTGCAAAGATGGGAAGTTCGTTCGCC